GAAGTAATTTTTGGGTTTTCAGATTTATGGTATTTCAAGAAGTCAGCCTTTGCCTCAGCCTCAGTAGAACCCTTTCCACTTCCAACCATTGCCCCAACTTTACCAGGAACAGTATAATGAATTTCATATTCGTTTACGGCTGAATCCTTAACAGTAACCTTTTCAGAAACCATCATGCACATAATAGGATCATACTTCATTGCCATTCCACTCTACCTCCAGTTCTTAACCAACTATTTGTAAAAGTTTTCTTCTCTCCGGATTTTAAATTTTTTGCACTCCAATTTTCCCCGTTTTTACCAGATATTTCCCATTTACTTCCCCATTGGTCTGTGAAAATTCCTTTTGGGATTTTAGAAATCTTTTCACCTTCATTATCAATTCTTTGGGATAGTAGAGTGCTTCCCCCACCAAGAACATCAACAAGGGAATATGTTCCTTTGTCTTCGTTTGAACTTATAATCTTAATAATGGAATTATGGTATCTAACAAGATCCCCTGGCTTGAATTTGTTATCGCACATTCTAATTGCTTTATCCATTGTTTTCTTAAAATCCATTGCTCATCTCTCCTTAATCAATTACTTTTGTTATACTCAAAACAAAAATTTCATGCTCTTTCAACTTACCCATGGCATACAGTTTAGCTGAGTAAGAACTTGGACAATTTGGTATGAAAAATACAAAATCAACTTTCACATTAGTGCCATTTTCTTTTTTCAAAGTAATATCCGAGAACCTTATATGTGTACTGTGTCATTTTTATCTTCCTTTATTTATGTCATTTGATTTGAGTATATTATAACACATAGAATATTGTTTGTAAAGGATTTTATTCGTTTGTATAAACCGGAATCCAATAGTTTGTAGTTAAATTTGTTTTTGTATTTAAGATTTCAATTTGATAACATAGCTTTCCGTTTTTAACTACCTTATTTATATCAGATAATTTAGCATTTGGATAAATATAACTAATTCCATCCAACCAAGATACAAATTTATGTAATGATGTTTTTGTTGTTTGCATTTCTGTACCTCCTTTACCAATATAGCTGTATGTAGGAAGTTCCTTTATTCCAAGCTTCTTTGTGGTTTCCAACAAACATATCAATGTGGTTTCCTTTTATTGCACTTCCCGTGTCCTCAGCCTTGTAGTAGTTACCCTCTTCATCCCAGAGGATAGTTCCTAATGGGATGAGGTTTGGATCTACACCAATTGAGTAGTAAGGTGTTAGCTTAGTTCCAAGTGCCCCGTATGCTTCACTCTGGGAACCCCCAGAATATTTGCCACAGCATTTAGAACATCCACAGTAGTTAGTTACCAGGAAGTTATCTGTATGTTCATAAATATCAGTTACTTCCAACCCCATAGCACTTAGGGAGGCATAGCCTTCTGCTGGTACATCGTCACCGGGAATTCTTCCACTTCCAGGTTCTGTAGCTTCAGTAGTAGGTTGTTCAATTTCATGGGCAGCCTCCTTATAGCTTTCAACAGATAACCAACGGAAACCAATGTATAGTAGCAGAATGAACCAAACCACGATGGCCATGTGGTAAGCATCCAGCCAGAAGCTATATTCGTTTTCCTTTTCTCTTTTGCCTTTCATTTTAGTACCTCCTTTTTAGTATATATACATTATAAGATATATATGTAGTTTTGTAAAGGATAAGTTTTCAACAAACTAAATACAGCTAATGGAAGTTATAGTCCATACTTTACCCATTGCTTTTTGATCCAGCAGCTTTGTAGCCTTTGTCATTGCTACACCTTCATTGTTTGCAAGCACCTGGATTGTACCTTCCATGTCGCCCTCCTGGCCCTCAATGCAGTAAGTTATATACCAGTTAGGGCAGATGGCTTCTTCAATTGCCTTCCTCATCATTCTTTTTTTCTTTAGGTTTTTCAGTATTCCCATTTTCGTTACCTCCCAGTGCCTTGTTTGCAGCATTTTCTAGTTCTTCGTTTTCAGCCTTAGCATTTGCCTTTGCTTCTTCATCTTCTTTGTCTGCATCTTCTATCATTTGATCAGTAATGTTACTCCACTGGCCGGTCATAGGGGTTTGCTGTTTCAGTTCTCTAAGTACAGTACCCTTACCAATTATACCTGCGTTATAAACATCAAGAACGGGTTGTGCCTGTTTCTGAGCCAGGTCAGCCTTCTCCATGTTAGAGGGCCGTCTAACAGGGCTAAATACCAATTCAAAGTCATCAGGGATCTCACCAAGAGTACTCATGGTAATTATCTTCAGAAGCCGTTCTAACGGTTCTCTAACGTATGTTTCCTGTTTCTCCTGAATGGTATCGTAGTAGTTCTGTAAGGTTTCTTCACCAGAATTAAATCCAGTGGGGGATCTGCCGAATAGTTTATCAACAGGAATCTCAGCAGCACCAGAAATGTCCAACATGAAGGATTCATACACATCGTTGATACCTGTAAATGTATATTGCTGTGTAGCAAAGTCATCATCTTGGTCCATAGCAAATGTACCTGTGTTGCACATCAGGCGATTCATGGACTGCATTGTCTGGTATACTCTATTTAGTCCTTCCTGGTCGCCAAGTGTAATAGCCTGTCCGAGGTTCTTCATTTTGAAAATACGGATATTAGCAAGGAAAATGAGGAAGGAGATGTTTGCAGAAGTATCATCCCGTTTTCTAAGTTCCGTATATACATGTTCCAATTCAGAAGCCCCCCAATAGTCTTCTGCCATTTCTTCCCAGTAAGGAAGTTCTCTGCCTATCATTTTAATAATACGGGAGTGGTGGATCTTAACAGAAGTATTTGTATTGTTGGTACTAATGGTATAGTACTTGGGCTTTCCGAAATCAGGATCATCTATTTCATCCACTATTTCAAGGGAAGGGGAAATACCAGACCATCTATCAACAACGAAACAACCTTTATAGGAATCTGGCATAATAGTATCGAAGTCCAAAGGTTTGGAAAGGTCGTCTTGCCCCTCAATCATGGGAACTAGAATACATCCCCCATATAGCCTTGCCCATTTAAGGCACTGCAGGAACTTAGCATTTGTTTTGGTTCTGGTGTATACATTCATTATCTTGGTAACCTTATCAGGGTCCAGCTCAGAATGTATTTCAAATCCGTTCTTTAACATTTCGTTAGCAGGCTTTTCAATAATTGCCTTTGCTATCCAATTGTTACGGAACAGAATATTTAGTGTGTAGTAGTCCCATGTAAACCTTTCCATTATGTATCCTGCAGTCTGGGAAAGGTTATTAGCCCCAAATCCTAAGTTAGCAGGAGGATTACTATATGCATCAAGTGCCTTTTTAACAGAAGTAACTTCAGCCTTGTTGTTTAGAATTCCAGGTGCTCCATCAAAGGAAGCTTTCTTTTTGTAGTATTTCCTTTTGCCCACTTATATCACTCCTTTATTAAAAGCTTCCATTCTGGTTAGCCCCATTCATTACATCCCAGTTGATGTTCCATACCTTGTGCCTTCTTTGGATTGTATCACCCTTGTTGTATTTTACCATTGCTAACTTCCAAGGCATCTCTTCGAATTCCTGTACCCAAATTTCCCAAGTACCATTTTCATTCTTCTTAGCCTTGTAGTTGAACTTTTTACCTATTACCTTTTCTGGGTATGCCTTTAGTACCTTATTAACAAAATCATGTGTTAGAGCCATGTTGTTCACCTTAATTCGAAAGGACTTGTTGTTGTAGCAACCACGTATCTCAGTGCATCCAATGCATGGTCGTTTGCCTTAACAGGTTGTTCCTTTCCTTTCTCGCCTTTCTTTTCATCCCACACATATAGTCCAAGTTCATTTATTAAATTAGGACAGTTATCACGGTTTATAAGTATGTGTCCTGTGCTTAATAGTGAATGGACCATTGTAATTCCATCTTCAACATCATTGTTAGCCTTTATAGCTTTTATTCCGTTTCTTTCAGCTGCCACAATCAAGGAGGAAGCAGATGGATCTATTATAAGTGTTTTATAATATTTATCACCTATAAATTGTTTTAGGTCTTGTATATATTCTTCATCAGTCTTTTGCTTCATAGCTTTACGACTGTTGTAGTAGTATTCGTTTTCAACATAGAAGTATGGAACCCTATCGCCATCCTTACGTATTTTATATACTTCAAGGAAAACCTGTGGATTGTAAACACCGTAGTCAGTTCCATAGTAAGGATATCCACCTTGTGGATCATTTTCTAATATCTGATATGGCAGGACCTTTTCCCGATCCATATTTGAGTATGTGTTTCCTTCGGTAGTAAAACAGTCATACACAACACCATCAGCAAATGCCCATTCACCAAGTATGAAGCGTTTGTAGAATATACCAGTAAAGTTGTTTCTGTACCTTTCTTTTATATCTTCACTAAGGGAAAGGTTATCATCTAAGGAAAAGTGTAACCTTAACCAACCAGCCTTTTTTGAATTCTTAACATGTTCAACATAGAACCAATGGTTGGGTCCTTCAGGGTTACAGTTGAACCAAGCCTTACTTCCTGTTACGGAACACCGGGCTAATGCCTGCTCAACGAATGAACGTGGCATCAGAGCTACCTCATCAAGCAGTACTCCAGCAAGTGTTATACCTTGGATAAGGTCTTGGCTTCTTTCATCCCGTCCCCCGAATAAGTAGTAGGTATTAACTTGGCCATTCTTACTAACTATCAGTTTGTTCTCAGCTTGCCTATCAAGTACCTTGAACCCTCTTGAGAATAGTACATCCTTTAAGGGACCGATTAAGTTTCTCCTTAAAGAACCAACCGTTTTACCACAGATAGCAAACTGAGCTTTATTGAAGCTAAACATGCTCCAAATGATGAAAGAGAATGACATGACGAGGGTTTTTCCAGACCGGATTGCACCCTCAGCAATCACCCCATTAGCATTTTTATAGGGAGAAAATTCAGTCCACCATGTGAGAAGTTGCATCTGTTTGTTTGATAGCTTTTTCCATTCCATATATTTTATATTACCTTCTTTACTTTTCTTATTTCAAATGTATCGCCTGTATTTGTGCGTATAAGTATTATCATCATTTCTCTTATAGCTTCTCTCTTAACATTTGCTTTTACATTAAACCAAGTAGTTGTATTTGTTCTTTTACTTCTAAGTTTTATTCTATAAACCATTTTATTTTATATTCCTTTATATGCTATAGATGGAAGGCCTTGTTAGGGCCTCCCTATTTTAACAAAAGAATTTGTTTTAATTTAGTTTTCGATTTATATTGTTAAGGTCCAATTCCATACAGCTTAGTTCCTTTGAAATTGTAAGAACAGAACATTCTTCTGTATATTTATTGTACCAAGCACATCCATTATCACAAATTGTTTGGAAATTGGTTAGTGGGCAGTATTTCTTTGTTTCCTTTTCCATTTTATTACCTCATTCT